CTACTTGCCGCAATGCTTATCGTTGACGTTCGGCTGCACCGTGCTGGCTGTGGCGTTGTTGGCATCGGCCTGCGCGCCCTGCGGGCTGTTCGGGCAGTTCTTATCGGCGTTGGAATTCAGGTCGCCGCCGGTGATGCTGCCGGTCGTGCCGGTGTCGGGCACCATCTGGTCCGGCGGTGGGGTGGCCGGCGTCCTCGGATCCACAGTAATGGTCTGGCCGCTGCCGGCCGTGCTGTCGGTCGAATTCGCGGTCTGGGCCAGCGCCGCCGTGGCGAGGCCGATCGTCAGGGCCGAAGCCGCGAGAATCTTCGTAAGCATGATTCTTCTCCTCTGTTGCGAGACGGTTCGTCTCTTGCAGGGTCTGTCGCGTTGCGACTGAGGGTGGAACCCGTCGAACCAAGGTTGGTTCCGACAAAATTCGTGCGGCTTTTTGGCGGGCGCTCAATCCCTGGCTGTGGCGAGGATGGGGCTTTTCGCCAGCATGTCTCGGAAAAGGCCAGGTTCAGCGTGATAGGAAAATATGCCTGCAACCTGTTGCCTGGTGAGAGCAGCTATGCTACTATTTTGTCCATGGTGCTGATTTGCGCCAACGACCCGCCGCCAGGCGGGTTTTGTTTTGGGCCGATCCGTTTCTTTCGAGCGCTGGCGCGAACGCGCGGCCTCGCCATTCTGCCTGAGGCTCCATGCCACGCTATGCCACCATCATCACCGCCGATGACGGCGCCGAGGTCGTCAGCGCCATCGGCGCGTTCGAGGGCGCGGACCCGCCACGCCGGACCGGGCGCGTCGAGCAGGTGGCGCGGGGCGTGCGCATCGGCATGGTGCGCGGCGGACCGGTCGACGCGGTCGCCGGTTTCGGCTTCCCGCGCCAGGGCCTCGATGCGTCGGCCGTCCGTGCCGCGACGGCGAAGCTGCAGGCGATTGCCGCGCCGGCCGTCGATGGCGAGGCTCCGAGGCGCGCCAAGCCGCGCAAGAAGCCCGCGCGCAAGCCGCGCAAGGCAAGAACAGCGAAAGCGGCGCCCTCCGATGCCCAGGGCTGACGCCGGCAAGGCCGCGCGCCGCAAGCCCGCCGGCGCGAAACCGGCGAAGTCAAGGTCCGCACCAGTTCAAGCCGCCGCCGCTCGCCCGAGCCGTTCGCGAAAGACGCTCGTCGACGACTTCGCCGCCGCCCTTCGCGCCGATTTTCGTGCCCATGGCGCCGGCGTCATCGCCGCGGTCAGAGCCGAAAAGCCCGACCAGTATCTGAAGGTCGTGCTGACGCTGCTGCCCAAGGATTTTTCGGCCAGTTCGGAAAGTGTCGATGCCGATAAAACCAGTGTCGAGCAACTGAGCGATGAGGAGATCCGCGACCGCATCCGCGGCCTCGAAACGAGCCTCCGGCCGCTTCTCGACAGCGATGCAGACCTATCTGGCGCTGCTCGAGGAGTTGGACCGAAGACGGCGCCGTAATCTTCTTGCCGCCTACAGGCCATACGAGCGGCAGGCCGAATTTCATGCAGCAGGGGCGACCCACCGCGAGCGCCTGTTCATGGCTGGCAACCAGCTCGGCAAGACCAGGGCAGGGGGCGCGGAATGGGCCATGCACCTCACCGGCCGCTATCCCGACTGGTGGGCGGGCAAGGTGTTCGATCAGCCCGTCAGGCTCTGGGCCGCCGGCGTCACCGGCGAAGGCACGCGCGACAATCCGCAGCGCATGCTGGTCGGCCCGCCGCAGCGGCAAGGCGAATGGGGCACCGGCATGATCCCGGCCAATGCCATCGCCGGCACCGTGATGGGCCGCGGCGCGCCCGGAGCGCTGGACAGCGTCATCGTGCGCTGGGGCGGCGGCGGCGACGTGCAGGCCGGCGAAAGCGTGCTGTCCTTCAAGAGCTACGAAAAGGGCCGCGAGAAATGGCAGGGCGAGACGCTGCACGGCGTCTGGTTCGACGAGGAGCCGCCGCTGGACATCTATTCCGAAGGCCTGACTCGCACCAATGCCACCGACGGCATCACGATCGTGACCTTCACGCCACTGCTTGGCATGAGCGATGTGGTGCTGAGGTTTTTGAGCGCGGAGGCGGTGCAAGGCCTGGGTTCCTCGCCCCCGCGAGGCGGGGGAGAGGTGGCCGCGCAGCGGCCGGAGAGGGGGCCTTCGTAGAGCGACAAGCTTAACGAGCAGCTTTCCGCTCTTTGTCAAACGCTGGCGCTGCCCCCGCTCCGTCGCGGCTTCGCCGCGCCACCTCTCCCCCACTTGCGTGGGGCGAGGAACTGGAGCTTCGCGAAACCGCGTCGAAACCATGATTTGCGATGCCGCTTTGGCTGCAACCGAAGGTCGAGTAGTTTTCGGCCGCGATCCGGAGCCGACATGCGGCCCCTGCCAGAACTGCTTCTTGCCTGCGCGCTGCTGTCGGCCTGTTCCGGCTCCAGCGGCGACTGGCGCGCCGATGCGATCGCTTCGGCGGAAGCCAGGATGCGTGGCTTGGTCAATAATCCGGAGGCAACCTTCTCCCATGTCGATCTCACCGGCGACAGCGCGACCGGACAGACTTGCGGCGTCGTCACAAGCAAGGTCGGCATCTTCACCAAGCAAGCACGCTTCATCGTCTATATCGACGGCGCCGGGCCTTATGTCGAACCGGGCCTCGGTTCGTCCATGTCGCAGGCCGACTTCGACTGGGCCTGGAAGAACTACTGCGTCAACGAGGGGTACAAGGGCTGACCTTTTCCTCGCCCCCCGCGAAGCGGGGGGAGAGGTGGCCGCGCAGCGGCCGGAGAGGGGCTTCGTAGAGCGATACGTTCGACGAATAGCCTCCCCGCTCTTCCATCAAACGTCGGCGCTGCCCCCTCTCCGTCGCGGCTTCGCCGCGCCACCTCTCCCCGTTCTCGCGGGGCGAGGAACTGGAGCTTGCCATGTCCCGCCACGTCACCTTCATGACCATCGACGATGCCGGGCACTATTCGCCCGAGCAGCGCGCCGAAATCATCGCCGCCTATCCCGAGCATGAGCGCGAGGCCCGCGCGAAGGGCATTCCGGTGCTGGGCTCCGGCCGCATCTTCCCGGTGGCGGAGGAATTGATTGCCTGCGAGCCGTTCCGGCTGCCGCGCTGGTGGCCGCGCATCGGCGCGCTCGATTTCGGCTGGGACCATCCTTCCGCGGCGATAGAGCTTGCCTGGGACACCCAGGCTGATGTCGTCTACGTGACCAGCGCGAACCCGCGCGCCTGGCGACGAGCGCGAACATCACCCTTTACGGCCTGCAGACCATCGACGGCGTGCTGACGCAAGTCGGCGACCGCGTGCTGGTCAAGGACCAGGCCGACCAGACCCAGAACGGCATCTACACCGCGAGCGAAGGCCAGTGGTTCCGCGCCGCCGATGCGCGCACCGCGCGCACGCTGCAGAAGGGCACGACCGTGCATGTGCAGGAGGGCGCCGCCTCGGCCGATCGCGTCTATGCCTTCGAGACGCTGGATCCGGTGATCGGCGCCGACCCGATCACGCTCAGCTTCTATCTCTCGCAGGACACGCTCGGCGATGCCGTGAATGCCGCCAATGCCGCAGCCGCGAGCGCGGCGGCCGCGCTGACCTCCAAGACCGCCGCCGCCACCAGCGCCACCAACGCGGCGGGTTCGGCGACAGCGGCGGCCGGCTCCGCCACCGCCGCGTCCACGTCCGCCGCCAATGCCGCGGCCAGCGCCACCAATGCCGGCAATTCGGCGACGGCGGCGGCCGGCTCCGCTTCCACGGCTGCCGGTTCGGCCACGAGCGCCGGAACTTCGGCAAGCGCTGCTGCCGGATCGGCTTCCGCCGCCTCGAGTTCGGCCACCGCCGCCTCCGGCTCAGCCACCAACGCCGCGACCTCGGCCGCCAACGCGGCGGCGAGCGCCGTCGCCGCCGCCAACGCCGTGGCGGCGCTTGGCTACACCTTTTCCACCGGCACCGCCGATGCCGACCCCGGCAACGGCACGCTGCGATTGAACAATGCCAGCGCCGCCTCCGCCACCGCAGCCTATATCGACAACCTCGATTCCAGCGGCGCCACGGTGAGCGGCATCCTGGATACGTTCGACGACAGCACCAACACGATCAAAGGCCAGCTCACGCTGCGCTCCAAGGCATCAGCCGCGATCGCCTATGTCTACAATGTCACCGGCTCGGTGGTGGACGGGACGGGCTATCGCAAACTCACGCTGGCCTATGTCAGCGGCGCCGGCACCTTGCCCACGAGCGCCGACGGCATCTGGCTGATCTTCACCCGCGCCGGCGACAAGGGCGCGGATGGCACCGGCGTCGGCGACTTCACCGGCCCGGCCTCCTCGGCAACCGACAACATCGTGACCTTCGCCGGAACCACGGGAAAGGCCGGCAAGGACAGTGGCGTGGCGGTGGGGAGCCTGGTCGCAGGGCCAGCCTCGGCCGCGGCCGACAACATCGCCACGTTCAACGGGACGACAGGGAAGGTGGTGAAGGACAGCGGTGTGGCGGTGGGGAGCTTGGCGCCGAAAGCGAGCCCTGCGCTCACAGGCACGCCCACAGCGCCGACGGCGGCTGCGGGCACCAACTCGACCCAGATCGCCACGACGGCCTATGTGGATGTGACCTTTGCGCCGAAGGGCAGCCCGACGTTTACCGGCACGCCGACAGCACCGACCGCGACGTCAGGCACCAACACCGCGCAGATCGCCACCACAGGATTTGTGAAGGCGGCCATCGATCTGGTGCTGGGGGGTGTCTCGGCAGCGTTCGATACGCTATCGGAGATTGCTACGGCGATGCTGCAGAAAGCAGCTGACAACCTCGGGATCACCGCCGGCTTTACCTCAACCTCAGTGAATGACGGCACCAAAGCCTCTGGCACCTACGCGCCATCCCCAATCGGCGGTAATCTGCGATACCTGACCAACGGCGGCGCCTTCACACTCGCCGCACCAACGCAGGCAGGCGACTTCTCGATGGTCGTTCAGATCATCAACAGCCCTACCGCTGGCGCGATAACCTTCACCGGGTTTGTGGTGACTCCTGGCGGGAACGCGCTGACAACCACAAGCGGCAGCAAGTTCAACCTCTACATCACGAAATTGAACGGTGCCGTCTCGGGCAGCATTGAGGCACTGCAATGATCCCATTCCTCAATCCACAGCGCATTTACAGGCCAATGCGCACCATCAAAGAGATGGTGACGGATGCCGGTTTGCTCGGCAACCTTGCTGTGTGTCTCGACCCCGGAGATAAGAATAGCTGGCCTGGTTCTGGGCAAACTGTCTTCGATGTCAGCAGCAACGGCCGAAACTTTACGTTGGGCACCAGCACGTCGGTGGGGGTCGACGATCCTACGTTTAATGGTATTGCCGGCAGCGAGAGTTCGAGCGAATACTTCTCGTCCGACGGCGGTGATGGCTTTCAAAAGGCCACCGCCAACGATACGTTCATGAATAGCCTTCATAAGGTCGGTTTTAACTGGACAATCATATCAATCGAATTCTTTTCGGCGAGTTATGGAGCCGCTTTTACTACAAGATCGAGGGCCGTTAACGCTAACCACGACACAGGTCTTTCAACTTATACCGCTGCCGGTCAGCCATGGTTTCGAATGAGCAATGGAAGCGCCTCTATATCGACCGCTCTCTTCACTGCGAGCACTCCAATTGCGTCAAATTTGATGCTGATGATTGGCGTCGGCGGCAAATACAATTCCAACACCAATCGGGACTTTAGTGCCTATGTTAACGGCACGTTCCAGATCCAGAACTTCACAGATAGTTTCGTTCCCACTGCGTCCGACGGTAGCACACAGGCGAAGTTCGGGTTGACTTCGGACAATAGCCTGTTCATGGGCAGCGGACGGCGTGTTCATGGTTTTCTAATGTTCAACAAGATGCTGTCGCAAGTAGAGTTCGATGCTCTCAGGGCATCCTTCCAGCGACGCTGGCCAACCATTTAGACGTGACGCTTGAACGCTATGAACATCCGCAGCGCCCAGGAAAGAGATGCCCAAGCTGTCACGGACATCGAAGCGGTCGCCTTCGAGACGGACTGGACGGGGTACGCAGGGCTGGAGAGCAGTATCTCCAATGGCGACGTTTTGGTCGCAGAGGTGGACGATAGAGTTGTTGGATTCTGCGTCATCTTGTGTCGTCAGGGGAAGTCAACAGCGAGCCTTAAGACGATCGCCGTCTCGCCTTCAGTGGCGGGGCGAGGTTTCGGAACCGCGCTGCTTAACGCAGCGGAGAAAGAAGTCTTTCTTCGTGGGTATCGGCTGCTACGCCTCGAAGTGCGCGCCGACAATCACCGGGCTATCAGGTTCTACCTGAGGGCCGGGTTCCGCCGCACTGGTTTCAAACCGAACTATTATGCCGATGGGATTGCGGCGATTCGCATGCACAAACGCATTGCTGGATGGGATTGGTTGCCTGGCCGAATATTGGAATGGATAACCTTCGCCATCGCCAGGACGCTTCGTCGGCCACGTTGAAGACGCAGTTCAGGCTTTTGAAATTGGCTTTCTCCGGCGGACTGAGCGGCTTTCGACGGAAGTTCGTCCAGCCCGCAGCCCAGTAACGTCTCTACCTACAGGCCGGCAGACCCAACCGCGATCGCCAGCATTGCCTTACGGCAATTAAGGTTTTCCTAAGGCTCTAAATTCTCGGCGAGCACAATTCGTCGGCAAAGCCACCCCACCGCAACCGATCCCGAGGAGCCCCCCATGGACCGCAATTTCGCGCGCGCCCTTTCGCTCGTCCTCAAATCCGAAGGCGGCTGGTCCGACAACCCCACCGATCCGGGCGGCGCCACCATGAAAGGCGTCACGCTCGCCAACTTCCGCCGTTACGTGAAAGCCGGCGCCACCAAGGCCGACCTGCGCGCCATCAGCGACGATCAGGTCGCTGTGGTATACCGCCGTTTCTACTGGGATGCCGTGGCGGGCGCTCTGCTCCCCGATGGCGTCGACTACGCCGTCTTCGATTTCGCCGTGAACAGTGGGCCGGGCAGGGCAGTGAAATATCTTCAAGCCGTGCTCGGCGTTGTCCAGGACGGCCGCATCGGCCCGGCCTCGCTCACCGCGGCGGGGGCAAGACCCGCCGGCGTCGTCATCGACGCGCTCTGCGATGCGCGGCTTGCCTTCCTCGAACAGCTGCCGACCTGGCCGAGCTTCGGCCGGGGCTGGAGCGCGCGTGTCGCCTCGGTGCGCCGGCAGGCGCTGCTGATATCGGCCGCACCGCTGACGACGACGGTATCCGTGCCGCTGGCGCCGGCATCCGCCGATCAGATGGCGCCGACCGCACCACCGGCCGACCCAGGGCAGCATGCCAGCGCTGAGGCGCCGGCCGAGCCGCCCAAATCCGCATCGCCCGTCAAGGCAGCCGGCATCCTCGCCTTGATCGCGCTGGCGCTCGGCTCGCTCATCGCCTGGGCCGCGCATCTTCCCTGCAATCTCTTCGGAGTGTTCTGCCAATGATCGCCGTCTTCATCCGTATCGCCCTGCGCTACAGCGCGGGCATGCTTGTCGCCCGGGGCCTTCTGGGCGCCGACGACGCCTCGGCGTTCTCCGCCGATCCCGACATCCAGATGGCGCTGGAGACCGGTCTCGGCCTTGTCATCGCCGGCGTGGCCGAGTGGTGGCATCTGCTCGCGCGCCGGTTCGGTTGGGAGCACTGACCATGGAAAATCTGCAGAGTCTGCTCGCCGCCAGGATTGAAGCTGTCAGGCCATATCTGATCGTGGGCGCCGCCTGCTTCGTCGCCGGCCTTGTCATCGGGGTGCTGCTATGAGCGCGCTGCTGGCATGGCTTCTCACCAATCCGACGATCCTGGCCATCGGCGCCGGCCTCATAGGCGCGCTCGGCTGGGGCTTTCACCAGCGCCTCGCGGGCGCAAGGGCCGAGCGCGGCAAGCAGGCAGAAGCAGAGGCCGCGGCCCGCAATATCGCCGACCAGGTCGACAACGACATCGGCGCCTTGCCGGCTGAAGCGGTCAGGAAGGAGCTGAAGTCATGGGCAAGGGATTAGTCCTCGCAACCACTGTCGCCGCGCTTGTCGGCTGCACGACGGCCAGGGGCGGTTTCTGCGCCGCCGCCGCGCCGATGCGCCTCTCCGCCAGGGCCGTCGAAACGCTGTCGGATCAGGAGGCGAGGGCGCTGCTCGCCCACAACCGCAAGGGCGAGAAGCTCTGTGGCTGGAGGCCGTGATGCATGACATTTTCGATCTTCTGGGCATCAAGGGCCAGGTCGTGGCGGCGGGGCTCGCCGGCGGTGTGCTCAGGGCACTGTCGCGCCATCGCTACAAGTTGCGCGAGATGATTGCCTCGCCCATCTGCGGCGCCTTGGCCGCCGCCTATCTGACATTGCCCGCCGTCGCCTGGGTCCAGGCAAGCGGCCTGCCGATGCCGGACGCCGCCGACGACACCAACACGCTTGCCGCCGCCTTTCTGATCGGCGTCTCGGCCATGTGGATCTCGGACATCGTCTTCGAGGTGGTGATCCGACGGTTCAAGCCGACTTCGGATACCTGATCGTGCAGGTTCGAAGTCGCGGCCGGCATGTTTTCCGAGCCGCTGGAAGAACCCGACCACAACGCCTATCTATGGAGCAATCCAAAGGAGGTTTGACATGGCTTCTTCCACCGAGCGCGCAGTCCTTGCCGGCGGCTGTTTCTGGGGCATGCAGGATCTGATCCGGCGCTTGCCCGGCGTGGTTTCAACCCGGGTCGGCTACAGCGGCGGCGATGTCGCCAACGCGACCTATCGCAATCACGGCACTCACGCCGAGGCAATCGAAATCATCTTCGACCCGGCCAGGACAAGTTTCCGCACGCTGCTCGAATTCTTCTTCCAGATCCACGATCCGACAACGAAGAACCGCCAGGGCAACGACATCGGCATGAGCTATCGTTCGGCGATCTACTACACCAGCGACGAGCAGAAGCGGATCGCCGAGGACACGATCGCCGACGTCGACGCGTCCGGCCTGTGGCCCGGCAAGGTCGTCACCGAGCTTGCTCCGGTAGGCCCCTTCTGGGAAGCCGAGCCCGAGCATCAGGACTATCTGGAACGCTATCCCAACGGCTACACCTGCCATTTCGCGCGGCCGGGGTGGAAGCTTCCGGTCCGCCAAAAGGCTGCCGCCGCATCATAG